AACTCGTCACCGAGAAAATGCAGCAGATAGGGGACGCACCCGTTGTGCAGCTTATCGACAAGCTCACCACCGGACCGGGCGGCGGCGGCTCCTGTCCGTCTTGGTCGTTCTCCTTCAACCTCGGCGCAATGGGCAATTACGGCAGCATGGGCATTGCGCCGCCGTGCTGGATATGGACGGCCATTAAAACCATCATGATCATTACCGCGCTCTTCGCCGCTCGGCGTATCGTCTTTGGGGGCTGACGTGGAATTCCTCGGAAGTATCTGGCGGTTCCTGACTGACGGCGTGCAATGGGTTATTAACGTCGTCAAACAGGTCTTCACCGATGTCTGGACGGCGTTCACCGATGCGGTCAAGTGGGTCGTCGTGTCGCTCCTCGATGTCGTCAAGTCGCTTGTCGAAGCCTTGCCCGCGCCCGAATGGTCCTACGGCTGGTCCGGGCTACCGGGCGAACTGCTCAACATCTTGGGCCTCATCGGCCTTGATTACTGTCTCGGAATCATTGGCACGGCGCTGCTTATTCGCCTGTCCATGCAGCTGATACCGTTCGTTCGTTTGGGGTCATGACATGCAGCACTTGATGCTTGGTGCGTCCGGGTCGGGCAAGGGATACGAGGCGTGCGTCTATCAGATCCTGCCCGCGCTCCAAAAGGGGCGCAGGGTCATCACGAACATGCCGCTCGATCTCGAGAAGTGGGCAGCGCTCGATGCCACGTATCCGGACCTGATCGAGCTACGGACCCGCCCGCAGCCTATCCGGGGCACCTGGAACCCGACGCGGGAAGAGGGCGCCTATGAGTTGTTCCCCGACGGTCGCACGGAAGCCCCCAGCACGACGGCGCGGTGCTTTGCCGGGGTGTGGGACTACTACACCGACTGGCGCAACCCCGACACCGGACAAGGCCCGCTTTTCGTCATCGACGAAGCGCAGTACGTCATTCCCTGCGACGGTGCCGATGTACAGGTCGAAGAATGGACCGCGCTTCATCGGCACTTCAACGCCGATGTGATTTGGATCACACAGAGCTACGGCAAGCTGTCGCGGGCGGTCCGGGACAATGTGCAGATGGTCTATCGTCTGCGCAAAAAGGTGGCGTGGGGTCAGCCGGACAGGTACATCCGCAAGGTGCAGGACGGGCTACGCGGCGAAGTGATGAACGTCGGCGAACGGAAGTACGAGGCGCGGTACTTCGGCCTCTGGAAGTCGCACACCCAAGGCGTAGCGGCGGAAGAGTTCAACGCCGAGGACGTGAAACCGATCTGGCGGCACTGGTCCTTCATGGGTGCGGCCGCAATGGCGGTCCTGTTCGTCGTCATGCTGCTATCGGGCAAGGTTTCGAACCCGATGGATGTGAAAGTCCCCACCCAGCAAGCGCAAAAGGTCGCGCAGGTCCAGCCGCAAAAGCGCCAGGACACGCAGCCTGCGGCCAGTGCCACCCAGCCGCAAAGCGCCGACCACCAACAGGCACCGGCACCGCAGCCGCAGGAAGAGCCGCAGCCGTTCCAAGGCTTGGGCCTACACATCGGCGGGTCGGTCACCATGCGCGGCGAAACGCGGTACTTCGTCGCCATCTCGCAGAATGGTCAGATCATCCACGAGACGACCGAACAAGAGTTGATCCGGGCGGGCTATGGGTTCGAGCCGGTCAGCGACTGTGCGGCCCGTGTCACGTGGAAGGGCCAAGCGTTTTACATCCGCTGCGACACCCCTACACAAACTGCGGTCGCGCATCGACGCGGCGCGTAGCGGGAGGGCTCCCGCGCTCCGTCGCGGGAGGGACCCGGGAAGCGCGGCGGCGATGCGCGATGACCCCTTAGATACCTGCCTAGTCCATCGCACTGCACTTGAGCGCAGACATCCTTTTACCGGCCCACCGACGTGCTTCTGTAAGGCGCTCGGTCGAACGCTGCCGCGCCTGCGCGTCGATCCTTTTGATTTGTGTCCGAAGATCCGCGCACTCGGAAGGCTCGCTAGGTGGTTCATCGCGTCGAACCATCGCCACGCTGCCGCCTCCGTCCGAGGGCGCGCGCAGCAGGATCTCTGTGGGGTGTCGGGGCACAACCGAGATGGACCCGCTCGATATCGCCTCTTGCCGTCCGCTGGTGCAAGGGGTGTCTTGATATGTCACGCGCCCATTGCTCGCGCACCGATACACCCCGCCAGCGTGCCCATCGGGCGGGCGCGCATCGTTGGGAGCGATTAGGGGCGGGGCTGCTGTTGGTCCTTGAAGCGATCCGCCCGGACGAGCCGTACTATCGCGCTCGAAAGGTCGGGACGGTGCGGGGTTCTCGTGCATCAACAGGTATCCGACACCGGCAAAAACCGCCACGGTGAGCAGGGCCGCTAGGACATTTGATTTCATCGCGACATCATAAACCCGCATCGCGTGCATACCCATGAACCACATCACGTCAAGGTTGGAGCGCACTGCCGATCTTCCACAGGTCTGCACGCCCGAAGAATGGCGCTGCCACCTCTCGAAGCATTCGCCCGCTCGTCGCGGCACCGTCTTTGCTGTTCCGGTCGATCAGTCGGAGGGCTTCGGCCAGCATGGCGCGGGCCTTCTTCATCGGGTCGGCGGCACGCTTCGTGCGCTCGGCCAGTCGGCCCGTCATGTCGTCCAGCGCAAGCGCCAGTTGGCGGGCGAGGAATTCAGCGGATTTTCTCAGTGCCTTCGGGATCATGGTCTTTTCTCCTACCGGGTTCCTAGATCCGGAGCCGATCGTTTGATCCTCTCCGGTTGTCGCATCTCTGGCTTAGTCCTTCCGTACTTCCTGAGTCCGTCGCCGTGAGCGTGGGGGCGTGCCGGTCGGGGCGGAACGTCAAGGGCGGGGCCGCCCCGTTCACTTCACCCTTGACGGGACGCAACGAACGGCACGACAACAAAGCGAAGGCGAGGGATGAAGGGGGTGCGGATGGACGGGGAGAACTGCGACGGGCGGGGAGACCGCCGGTAGGCACTCACGGCGCAGCCGTCTCTATTTCATACGGCGCAAGCGTGCCAGGTAGAAGCGCACCAGGTTGCAGCGAAGCGGAAACCTAGTGCGCGGAGACCTAGCACGCGATGAGAACCATCGCCTTCATTTATAGTCCTGCGCTTTTATGCTGCCGCCGTGGTCATCTGAGCTTCGCCGTCTGTACTGGTTTCTCCGATCTGCCCGACACTTCTCGCGTCCGTCGCCGCGCACTTGGCGCCGCCGGATCGCTGCCGAAAAACGTACGTCGCTGCTTGACAAACTGTACGCCATCCACGTACATTTCGCCGCGTACGTCGCCGACGTACATTACCCCCGACCAGTAATACGGGGGTAATTCAGGGAACAGGACGATCAGCATGAACCAGCAGACTGCCTTTGTTGATTTCTTCGGGGTTACGTTCCGCGCAGCGGAAGCCGGGACCAACATTCGCGCGTTTCTGGAATCCCTTGTCCGCAACTGGTTCGGTGTCGAAGCCCAGTTGAGCGACACCGGTCGCGGCAAGTTCGGTTATGCCGTCTGTCTCGAGATTCAAGGCATCGGCCTTGCGGCCTATGGCGGCAACGAGAACACGCTGCACCTCTCCATTACCGGCGATGGCTGCAAGGCTGTGAAGGATTGGCGCGACGTCATCGACACCATCGAGGACTACCGGGGCAAACTGACCCGCGTCGATGTCGCCGCGGACGATTTCAAGGGCGAGACCTTCAATCTCGCTTGGTGCAAAGAGCAGTACGAGAGCCGCCAAGGCTTCAAGCCGTCACGTGGCACGCATCCCAATGCCAAGCTCATGGATGATATGGGCAGCGGCAAGGGCTGCACCTTCTACGTCGGTTCCCGCGAGTCCGGCAAGCTTTTTCGTGGGTACGAGAAAGGAAAAGAGCAGGGCGACCCCAACTCCCCTTGGTTCCGCGTCGAGGTCGAGTATCGGGCTGTTCATCGTGAGTTGCCCCCCCAAATGCTGCGCGATCCGGGCGCGTATCTCGCTGGCGCGTATCCCTGCCTTGAAAAAATCGCCGTTGAACAGTCCGCCCCACTGACCGTGGCTTATACGTCCGCCGCAGCCATCGAACGGACCATCGAGCACGCACAGAAGCAAGCCGGACGCGCATTGCACATGCTGCTCACGCTCAACGGCGGCGACATCACCGGCGCGCTCTCGCGCATCTACCGCCCCGAGCTACCGAAGCGCCTGATTGGCAAGGTTCGGGCGCTCGTGTCTTGGCGCGAATCCGAAGCCGCCACCACCGATGTCATGCCGCCGGCGTGGGCTCGGGATGCGAAACCAGCGGAGTGCATCGCGCTGGATAAGGCTTTCAAGCTTGAGACCCGCGCATGGCGCAGGGGCTTCCAAGAACACAACCCCATCACCGGCACCGCCGCCCCGGTATGGGAACCGACCGTTGCGGCATAAGGAAAAATCATGCGTTTCCCTTTCGAACTCACCAGCTCGCGCATCATTCAAGGTCGCAAAGACCCTTCGCGCTCTTTCACCATCATCGAGGGCCTCTGCACGCTGCCCGATAACAAGCGCGTATTCATGGAAGCGCTGCTGACCGACCGCCAGCACTTCGCGCCTGGACAATACGCCGTCGAGATTGCGCTCGACACCGACCGCCAGCGCCGCCTTACCGCGTTCGTGCGCGGCCTCCATCCGCTCCAACAGAAGGCGGCGGCATGATTTGCGGGGCTGTCGATGCAACGGGCGCGGTCGTGGTTGTCGATCCCATCGAGGACGGCACGTGCGCTTCTATCGTCCTCGTCAGCCCTTCCGAATTTGCGGGGTCCTTCTCGCAAATCACCTCCGCCGAAGTCCTCACGTCCTTTTCATGGGGATTCGGTGCGGTGCTTTTTTTCTGGTCCATCGGGGCTGCAATCGGCGCGTCCAAGCGCGTCATTTTCAAACTGTAAGGAGTAGTACAAATGGCTGATATTTTCGCTGCGGTCGATCTGACCACCGTTGCCACGTTCGTTGCCGCGACTGGCGTCCTCGTGGTGGGCATCGCTCTGGCTTTCAAGGGCATCGACCTGTCCAAGCGCGGCGTCAAGAAGGCGTAACGATGCTTGTTCTGGCTCACACCGTGATCGTTGCAATTGGGGCGGCCTCGGCGTGGGCCATGATTGCTGCAATGGGGGCGCGACTGTGAGAGCGGTCCGCCTCTTTCTTTATTTCTGTGTCGGGCTGCTGCTATCTGCGGTCGCCACGCTCGCTAGCGCTCAAAACTATTGCGCCATACCTGATTCATACGACAAGGGTCCGCCAAACCGCACCTATACCTCTGGAGGCGAGACCAAACAGTGTCCCTTTGACCGAACAGAGGTCACAGGCAGGAAGAACGATTGCACAGGGGTTCAGTATCCCAATATCCGATATACCCCCACTGCGGGCGGCTCGGCGTGCGGTACCTCGGTTACGTATGGCGTAGCCTTTTCGTGTCCGGGTGGCGGCAGTCTGACGACGACTGAAGTGTGTAGCAATCCCACGCCTTGCCCGGAAGGGCAAAGTCGCAATCTCGAGACGGGCTTATGCGAAGCGCCCGAACCGCCGCCGACCTGTGAAGCGGGTGAGTTGAATTCCGCGCCCGGCGGCACTTTCCTTAGTACCAGTTCCTATTGCTCTGGCGGCTGTGGCCGGACCGCCGATTGGTATCGCATGCCTGACGGCTCCACCTCTTCTCACATCAAGAGCACCGGCAGCGCCTGTACGCCCGGACCGGAACCTGACCCCGACAGTTGCACCGAGTCATCCGCTGACTTCCTCGGTTACGTCAATGAGCAGCCGTTCTGCGGCCCCGGTGGCGGCAATGGCGACGGCGAAGACACCGGCGGCGGTGGCGATACGGGCGGCGGTGAGACCGGCGGTGGCGAGACGGGCGGCGGTGATACCGGGGGAGGCGACACCGGCGGCGGCGACACCGGCGG